TTATCTTTTGAGCCGCCGCGCCAAGAGCGCGCCGGCATCGCCGACGACGATCGCGGGGATCAGCACCAGCGCCATATCATTGATGCGCGGCGGCACATCGACGACGACGAGGTGGAGGCCGAACCAGGGATTGAGGATCTGCACCATGTAGATCGCCGCCCACCAGAGCCCGAAGGGCACGACGATAAGAAGACGACCGAGGCGGGTGGCGCTCCAGCGGTCGGCAGTTTCGGCGACGGCGATGTCGCGGGCGGCCTCGATGCCTTTGATGGCCTCTTCGGCGGCAAGCTTCTGCTGATCGGTCTCGGCTGCGAGTTTCGCCTGATAGGCAGCGAGCAGCGGGCCGGTGAATTTGTCGATGATGCCGCCGAGCAGTAGGTCCGTCAGCCACTTCATTTCGCCCATCCGCAGCGGTGCGCCAGGTAATACCAGCCTTCGGCTGTTGCCGCGATGAGCGCGCCCGAGGCGACCTGAAGCGCCATGGCGACATCGGGATCACGCGAGATCATCTCGCCGAGATCGGGTGCGATCAGTCCGCGGGTGACGAGGACGGCGGCGAGGTAGCGCAGGAGGATGCGGATGAAGACAAGGGTCATGTGTGCTGCCCGGTTGGAGAGGGCGGCAGGATGGATTGGGAAAGGTTGATTGGGTGAAGTCGGGGGCGATATCTGGCAGATTTGCCGATGTTCGACAGGTGGGGTAGAGGAAATCAGGCAAAATATGTTGAGCCGGAGCCCCCTTGTATCTGCACCTTGATGAATGTGTAGGATTGAAGCGACTGAGCCTCTTGCCGGGTGGCCACCCGGCAAGAGGCGTGGCGGCGTCGCCCGTTCCCCCTTCGGTTACAACCGTGGATGAGCCAGGGATCGTCGCCATCGTCACGTACGACCGAACAGTCGCTCGGTTCCAACCGCACGCACAAGGCAGGTTACCGTGAACAGCATCATATGTGGAGTGGATGTTTCGAAGGACTGGCTGGATGTGTTCATCCGCCCGTTGAGTGTTTCCCGGCGGTTCAGCAACGATGCCGACGGCATTGGTATGTTGGCCGAACTCTGCCGGGCCGAGGCGGTCGAGCTCGTCGTCATGGAGGCGTCGGGCGGTTATGAGCGGCGGGCCTTCCTGTTGTTGTGGGAGATGGGGATCGCCTGTTCGCTCGCCAATGCGCGCAATGTGCGCCGCTTTGCCGAAGCCATGGGCTTTCTGGAAAAGACCGACACGATCGACGCGGCGGTGATTGCTCATTATGCCCAAGTCAAGCCGCTGCGTGCCTTGCCCCCGCCGAAGCCGGCGCAGATGCGGCTGCAGGCGCTGGTGGCGCGGCTGTCGCAGGTCACCGGCGATCTGATCATCCAGAGGCAGCGCAGAGGCGTTGCCAATGATGCACAGGCTCTCGAAAGCCTCGATGAGGTGATCGCGCTTCTGGTGCGTCAGAGCCGCAGGCTGGAAGGCGAGATCGCCTCGATGATCGACGACGATCCGCTCTGGGCCATCCTCAACCAGGCCTTCCGTTCCATCAAAGGTGTTGCCTCGCGCACCGTTGCCCGGCTGATGGCCGAATTGCCCGAGATCGGCCGGATCTCTAACAAGGCGATCGTCAAGCTTGCGGGCCTTGCGCCGATTGCCAACGACAGCGGCAAGAAAAACGGACCACGGCCGGTGCGCGGCGGACGCAGCGGACCGCGCAGCATCCTCTTCCTGGTCGCCGCCATCGCTGCCAGATACGACCCGCATCTGGGCGCCTTCCAGCAACGGTTGCAGGCGGCGGGCAAACCGAAAATGGTCATCCGCATCGCCCTCGCCAGAAAGCTCCTCGTCATTCTCAATGCAAAAGCACGAGACGCGCGAAGGGAATTCCAATATGCAACTTGACACACAAGATAGTCGCTCATCCGCCCTTCGGGCACCTTCTCCCCGCGGGGGAGAAGGGAGATGCCGCGATGTCCTGCTCCTCATCGAAGTGTCTCCGCAAAGGGTGCGGCGGGTTCCATCTTCTCCCCCCGCGGGGAGAAGGTGCCCGAAGGGCGGATGAGGGGGCCGCAGCGCACTACCTTGCTTGTTATCAAACTTGGTCGCAGGCGGCGTCTCTCTGCTCCGCACAATCCTTGAACGCAGATCCGCCTTAAAGAAACCGCGCCAGCGCGCCTGACGCGATAGCCTTGATCAACAACCCGGCAAGCGGGGTCAGCATGATGGCGACGACCGCCCAGAGCGCCTTGCCGATGCGGTTTGCGAGTTTTTCGACGCTGCCTTCGATGCGCAGCAGGGCGGCGTTGATATGCGGCTGCTGCGCTTCCAGCGAGACGACGCGCTCCTTCAAATCGTTGATCCTGCCATGCAGCTTTTCAAGCTCGTTGCGGGTGGTTTCATCCATGATGCCATTCCTTGTTTGGCATCATGGATAGGGTGCGGAAGGTTGAGAGCGAAAATCACCGCCCCGCGATCCTTGCCAGGCCGGCATTCGCCGTGCTGAGCATCGCGTCTGCGGGCGACTCCGCCGACAGGCCGGTGGCTTCGAGGATTTCCGTGATATGCTCGTTGCCGATGCCAAGATCGCCGCGCGGTGAGCGGATGGCCTTTACGAGCACCCTTGCATCGCTCGCCGTGCCCGCGGGCGGGCTTTGCGTATCGCGGATCTCGGGTAGGGCGGCCATGACTGAATAGCCCGTATGCTCTGCCAGATATGCCGGCCATGTCGTGTCATGATCGTGTCCGCCGAGGGCGGCGGTAAACACCCTGTCCGTTATGGCGAGCGCGATCATATCCATGGCGAGCGCAATGCCCTGCCGGGCGGTGGCATCCTGATCGGTGGCTTCAGCGCTTTGATCTACGCCTGCGGCGCTGGCCCTGAACTTCTCCGCGAGATGCGCGCCGAGGGCCTTGAAGAGGCGCTGGGTTTCGTCCCCGTCGGCATGGGCCGGGAACGGGTTGAATATCGCCCGCTCCATGGCGGTATCGGCATAGGCAATAGCATTCGCTTCATCCCCGCCAAATTGCTTGAGCCCCTTATGATAATGCGCGAGCCAGGCCGGTATTTCGATGAAACAGTATCGCAGCGTCCCCTCAAGCCAGCCGGTCAGCGTCTTCCACGCCGTTCGGGCATCCGAAAAGGCCTGACGACCAAGCATGAGGGATGAGCGGATGGTGACCTGGTCGATGATGCCGGGGCGGAAGGCGCTTTGAAGTGCCGTGGCGAAATCGCCCCTGCCTGTTGCGGCGATGATGTCATCCAGCCGGTAGCGGTGCGAAAGCGAGGTCGCGAGATTTTTGGCGAGGCTTGTTGCGGTGACGTTCTTTTTCGTCAGGCGGGCCATGCGGCCGATGCCGTCTGCGGCGCGCAGTTCGCCGGCGCCGGCTTCGTCCAGCCAGACTGTCAGGCGGTGCTGGACAGCGAAGGTTTTGGTCCGATCGAAGACGTTCCCTAGCCTGGGATCATCCAGCAGGCGCCTGGCATTGGCAAGCGGCTCGCAGAATTCGAGATCATAGAGCAGATGGTTGACGTGCCGGTGCAGCACGGCGATATCGAGATCGAGCGGCCGGGCCATGCGATCTGCGCGGGACCGGCCGTGGCCGGCCTCGGTTTGCGACTTGGCGAAGAGGCCTGATGCCAGCGCCAGCGCCCGGTCCGGCGCCGCATCCGCGCCATCATAGGCCAGCGGATAATAGCCGCCCTTCAGCGCCTTGCCGGCGATGGTGACGGGAGTGGGCTCTACCCATTGCGGTGCGATGCCGGTCAGGCGCTTTTCGCGCGCGGCGATATCGGGCTGGAAGGCGGCGAGATAATCCCACACGGATTGCGCGAAATCCGCATCGCGCGCATCCAGCGAGGCGAGCACGGCGGCAAGCCCGGCTTCATCGAGCGCGCCGGGGATGCGAGCATCCGTCAGGCGCCGGCGGTTCGCCTCGTTGCCGGCATTGAGCGCAATGGCGATCGCCTCCCATTTCGACAAGGACTGGCCAAGGGCCGCGATATAACGGGACTTGCCCATCTCGCTGATCTCTTCTGGCGAATAGACATCATAGAGCGCCTGCAGGTCGGCGGCGGCCTTCTGCCGGCGTAACGCAAGCCGGTCTGCGGCCGCATCGAGCGGTGTCTTGATGGCCTGGTATGCAATGCCGCCGATCTGCCGTAGCTGTGTGCTCGCCTCCAGCGCGGGGTCGAGGTGCGGGAGGTCCAGGAAAACGGAGGCAGCCGGTGGTGGGGCTTTGCCGATGGCATCGGCGAGCGCGGTGACGATCTCGTCATAATCCGCATCGCCATCGGCATTGGTCAGCCGGCTGGCGCGCTCTGCGGCATGTTCGAGGTTCTTCACCGCCGCCATGACGGCGCGGAAACGCTCCAGCGTGATCTCCTTGTAGGACTGGCGCCCGGAGGCGATCAGCACGCTATCGGCAATGGCAAGCTCGTTTTCCCTGCCGGCTTCCTTCATGGCCACCATGTAGTTTCTGAGGGCGATGCGCGGATCACTCTGCCCAGCTTGCTCGCCATCCGGCCCGCCGCCAAGCCCGTAGCGCCCAAGCAGCGCGTCGATCGCGCCGAGATAGTCGATATGGCCATTGTCGCGTCGGCTTGCCTCGGCCAGCTTTTCGCGCGCCGGACCGCTTGCTAGACGCGCGGCATCAGCCTCGAACGTTTCGACTTCGCGGGCAACCTTGAGGCTTTCGGCATAGATCGTGTGATTGAGAAGCTGGCGGCGCTTGGCCGTGATCAGCTTGCCGATCCGCTCGTCCTGATCGAGGTGGGGGGCCGTCTGCGCCTCGCCTTCGCCGGCGATCCCCCGGCTTGCCCTACCGCGCCAGTCTTCATCCTGCGCCAGCTGATCGCCCAGCCGGACAGCCTCAATGCCGGTACGCCGGCCGGCAGCGAGGAAGCGCGCACCGTCCATCGCATCGCCGACCTCCATGCCAGCGGTGGCCGAAAGCGCATAGGCTTGCGCTTCGGCCACCGTCAGCCCCTCGCCACCGCCTGCAATCTCGACGATCGCCTTCAGCTCGGCCGCCAGCCATTCCGCCCGCCTGTCATTATGCACGGCCGCAATCGCCCGCTCTTCGGCGGAACCATCGATCAGCATGTCGCCGTGACGCTGGAGCATGATGCGCTCGACTTCGAAGGCGATCGCATCTGCGCGGGCCGGCGCCAGCGTCATGGCCGCCACAAGCTCATCACCGGAGCCAAGGCCGAAGAGATCCGCGACGATATCGGGATCAAGCCCGCCCTCATCGGTATAGATGGGGTGCTCGCCCTGTGGCAGGGCTTCGAGGATGGCGGCGCCATAGCGCGCCACGAGGGCCGCCTTGTCGAAACGAATGTCACCAGCCGGTGTGGGAGTTTCCGCATCCAGCCAGCGCCGGTTCGCCATCCATTCGATGGCGCGGTAGAGGCCGGTAGCGTCGATCTCTTTTTCCACCTTGCGCTGCACGGAGGCCTTTTCCGCCTGATAGGCCTTCTGCTCTTCGCGCCGCACCGGCTCCATCACCTGGCGCAGCAGCTGCGCTTTCGCCTCCTGCGCGGCGAGCGCGCGCAACTTCAGCAGGTGGTCGTAGTGCGGCTGGGTGAGGCCGGCGGTCTCGGCGCTGGCAAAGACGGGTTCATCGCCGCCGACATTCTGGTGCGCCATTTCTATTGCGGTGTCGCTGGCGAGCATCCGGAAGAAGATGGCGGCGACGTCGGGGGCGAGGGAAATGTCGAGAGCGACGAGGCGGCGGTAGATCGAGAGCAACCAGTCGCGGAATTGCTCGAAGACGCCGCGCATCTCGGGTGAGGGTGCTTTGCCTTCGATAAGGTAGGTTTCGGCGGCATCTGTGAAGCGAGACTGCATGGCGGTGTCGATGGCCGCGTCTTTGTCGGGATTTCCGGTGGTGCCGCGATCGAGCGCGGCGAGCACATCCTTGGCAGTGACCTTGATGCCGGGTTTGGTGCGCACTCCGTCAGTTGTGACGAGCTTCGCGTTTTCGCGCCACCAGCTTTCGAGATGGGCGAAACTTTCTGCGGCCGGGCGAACGCCGCTGCCGGCCATGTCCTGCATGATATCGAGGAAATGGCGGCTTGCCCCTTGCAGCAGCGCGGAGAAATCGGGCTTTCGGAAAATGTCGAGGATGGTTTCGGTGCCGGCTGGGATACGGAGTGGGCTGTTGGGCGAGACGGCCGGGCTTTGGAACAAACGCGGCGGCGCGCCGGATGTGAGGTCATCGGTCTTCATCACCGCGTTATCAGATGGAGGTTGGGCGGACACGGTCGCGGTGCCTGCGGGACGGTTGGTCAGATTTTTCAAGTTGAATTCCCTCGGGAAATCGCTTTGCCGGTCAAGGCTGCGGATAGAGCTTCAGATATTCATCGAGGCTGCGGCCCTCCGAGCGCGCCAGGGCAGACGAGAAGGCGGAATGACTCATGGCGAAATGGGATACGGTCTCGGCAGGATGTCCGGCGATGGCAGAACGCAGCACCGCGAGATTGTAGGCCCGCCGTTCGGCCGCAAGATCGATGATGGGGGACGAGAAGGCGGGGTTGGCTCGCGCATTGAGGACGCTACCGTAGGCGTTCGCATGCTCGCGGAACGCTTGGGATTCCGCGAAGGTGAGGCCGCTAGCGTGCGGACGGATATTATCCATTATAAATCCGTCGCCCTTCGAACCGGCGAAGTACGTGGCGTAGGTCGCCATGGAGAGCTTTACGTCGCCGCCGGTCGTTCTGGCGAACGCGAGAGCGCGACTATCCACCAGATCTTCAGGGTTGATACCCGCTGCCTTGGCAGCTTTCACGAAGGCGCCGGCTGGAACCAAAACATCCCGCGCTTCGGGGTTTGGCGTCATCCTGGTGGCAAATTTATGGAACTCGTCGCGTGACCGTTGCCAGAGCTTTGATGCCTGCGCTGCGACAGAGATTTCTTCAAGTGACTGGCGGGTTTGGGCGGCCGCGGCTATCTGCTGCTCGGACGTAGGCGAGTTTCTGTGCCCTCCAACGAAGCCGAGCCCTTTCTCGGCGCCGTGATTGACCGCACCCACTACGGTGGCAATTAGCATGGTTTCCGCGACACCATCGGACCATTTCCTGTTGGGATCATACAGCCGCCGGGCAATGTCGTTGCCCATCACTTTCTGGGTGCCTTGCTTCAAGCTTTCATCGGCGGCGCCACCGATAACCCCCTGCAATACGCGGCCGACGGGCAGCCACTTGAGTGCCGGCGATAAGACTTTTGCTACAGGAAGTGCGGCGATCGATCCTGTCCAGGCGTACTGCCGCGCAGCCTCGGACTGCTTCTCTTCAGGCAGTCCCTTTTTTCTTGCCTCTGCAGCGCCTTCGCCAGCGGCCTGCAGCATAGCCAGAGCAGCTACGGCAAGGGGGCCGCCGAAATATCCAGCCAATACGGCGGGAAGGCCCATTCCGATTGCTTTGCCGATCTTGCGTCCGAAACTGTTCTCGTATCCCGGAGCCGCTGGAATAAAATTGTCGCCATAGTCCTGAAGTTGCTGGCCCCAGATCTCAAGTTTTTGGGCGAACTCGGGAAATGGGTTGTCGAAAGACTTTCTAACTTGTTCTGGCTTCATATCGCCCGACCGAAGCGCCCTTAAGATCATGTGCGCTTCCATCGGATCGATTAAGTTTTGCTCAAATATACTTCGTTCGAAGCGAGCAAACTCGTCGTCCGTGAGATTTATTGCTCCCGTCATCTGGTCCAGAAAAGCGCGCTGTTTGGGCGTTGGATAGCTGTTTTGGAGCTGGCCTTCGGCTTCCAAAAGGACGCCTCCAAAGGAAATGAGGCCGCCGGGGAGAGCTTTCACCAGTTCCCAGCTGCTCTGGCCGGCTGATTTGGTGTTTTCCCAGGCTTCCTCAGCTGTGACCTTGTGCTTGTATCGGGAGTCGAGCGTTGATCTGACATCGTCTTTCGTGGCGATCCCGGCCAACACTGCGTTAAGGGCGGTGATACCGTCACCCTTGTTGAACCAAGATTGTTCTCCGATCTTGTTGCGCAACTTGGGAACACGCTCGGGGTGGGCTAATGCGTCAGCAATCTCGTCGATGAGCTCCTCTTTGGCTTGTTCATCAGCGCTGAGAACCTCGTGAGGATTTTGGGAGGTACTGCCCGCGGTAGGGACAGTCAGCTCTGCGGACGGCGTTGCATCAACCGCAGTTGGAGCAGTGGGTTGTGTGATCGATCTGACAGATCCCGCAGTTTGAGCCGCCGGTTCTGTAGACTGGGCGGCTGACTGAGTGGATGCAGGGGTCGACTGCGTAGCCGAAGGACTGGGCTGTACCGTTGGAGCGATATTCTCGGCTGCTGGGGTGCCGGGCGCCGCGGACGGGGCAATGGGACCGGGTGAAGCGGCGGGCTGTAGGATCGGGCCGGCGGGACTCGGGGGAGCTGCAGGATTTGCACTCGCAGCGGCAGGCTCCTTCGCGGGAATTGTCACGTCACCGAACGCCCTCGGCACCTGCCCATACCGCTGCACAATCTCTTCGAAGGAACACAGGTTGTAGACGTCGTCCTTCGCCAGAAGGACCGCCATCGGGTTTTCGCCATACCAGGTCGCCGTGCGCCGTGCGGTCGAGAGCATCGCCTTGTTGCGTTGCTCGTCCATGCGCTTTTGGAGCAGGTCGCGATGCTCCTTTACCAATTCCAGGGAAGGGGCCGGATTTCCCGTGGTATCCGCATACTCGCGCGCGAAGTTAAGGTTATCTGCAACCTCGTCTGGATTTTCATCCGAGGATTGAATATTGCTGTCCGCTGCGGCAGCGTCCTGCTGGCGCCGTTTGCGCGACCAGACGTCATAATCCGACGTGATATCCATGGTTTGTCTCCCGTTCGGCCGAGAGACAGGGGTAGGTGCGGAAGGGTTGTTTTATAAATCGGAGGAGGGGAACGATGCCTGGGGCTTTTGCGGCTGCGGTATTTGCCGCATGGTTGGGGGCGAAATATTGGAGCGAGATGCTGCCGGAAGGTCGCAGGCAGGCGTGGCGGGTCTTCGTCTACGCGTTGATCGGCGCCTGGCCCACTTATCTCGCCTGCGTTCTGCTGGTCTGGTTCCGCGACCCGGAGCAGTCCAATGCTACGGCCGCGGCTTTCGTCACCGATAGGCTATACGGACTCGCTATTGTCGCCGTGATGGCGGGTATTGCTGCCTATCGATTTCGCCTCATACACGACCAGCCGGACGAGGCCGGTCGGGCTGCCCATATGTCCGCCGGAATGAAGAACAGCATCTGGCTGCTGGTAGTCTTTTCCTTCATCTGCTTTCTCTGCGCCAACGTGGCGGCGGGTGGTCGGATGCCGGTTCATGGTGGCGGAGCGCGTCTCATTGGTCAGTTCATCGGTGGGGCCATCCTGATTGTCTCTCTTGCCCTTGTCGGCTTTTTCGCCACCCGTTTTACCAGAAGAAAGCGGGATGCCTATGCCGGCCTGATGGGGGGAGCCGTGGTCGCAGTTGCGATGAGCGGGCTCGCTTATCTCGGGATGCTCAACCATCTCAACGATTGAGCTTGAGGCGACGCGGCAAGGAATGGCGGCTGGTGGCGTTTCAGTTCGCATATGCGCAGTACAGAGGCGAGCTCCTTCACGTGCGCTAACTTCAGTAGAGACAAGCAGCGCCGGAACCTTGCCCGATGGCAAGGGACACAGCGGGGCGCGCTTGACGGGGGTTGAAGCCGGTGAAATGCCGGCGGACAAGGGCCGCCGGTCCGTTGATGGACTTCAGAAAGCCTCGCGGCTGTCGCTTCTGGGATCCCCCTCAATCTGGTGCGGCCGGTAGAGATCGCCGCGGGCGTTGCGCCGCCAGGGGCGGGCGAGATTGGCCGGGTCGGTGGTGATCTCGGCGATCGCGATGCCGGGTTTGCCATCATCAGGGCAACGAGCTACCCACTGGCCCTTGGGGCCGGCGATGCCGCAGGGGGCGATGACGCTTTGCGGCGCATGGGCAGCGTAGCTCACCCAGAATGTGTTGCTGGCCGCAACTCCCAGGACTTCAGCACCGAAGGGAGGGGCGGCGGAGGGGACTTCGCCGGATGTGGAGAAGAGCACGCAATCGACATCGAGCCGCTCATATTCGGTGAAGATCTCGTGATAGTGCGACTCTATACCGGCAGCGCAGCCGAAGCGCATGCCGTCCACTTCGAAGGTGACGGGAATCCTGCCCGGCGAATACATGAAGGAAATCTTGGTGTGGGAGAGCAGGCGCTCGTCATAACGCGTCACCAGCTCGCCCCGGTCTGAGATGACATAGAGGCTGTTATGCGGCCGGTGCGGCGGGGTCAGCCGATGGGGGGCGCCGAAGACCGTCCAGAGCTTCAACTCCTTTGCGTGCTTTCTCGTTTCCTCCAGCTCTTCGCGCAGAACCTCCCACTGATAGCGGCTCCAATCGGCAGCGCCGATCTCCCTGGGGCCGCTTTCGGAAAGCAGGCGCTTGCTCGGAAAGCAGATCGTGCCCTCCGGGAAGTGGATCAGCCGGGCGCCGGCCTCGTTCGCTTGGCGCATCAACAGGCGCATTTCGGCGCCATTGGCGCGGAAGGCATCGGCATCGCGCGGATCGAGGCAAACCGTGGTCTGGGCGACGGCGAGCCGCAGCGATTTTCCGGCGGGCGCACCCGTTTGCGGTTCTGTTTTCGGTTTGCGGATATGGCTGAGGGCCGAAGTATAGGATTCGCCGGTTCGTGCAGCGCGGGCGCGCACCTTGCGCTTGAAATTACCGTTTCGGGTCATTGTCTGGCCTTTCCGTCACGGACGTCTGTTCCCCGGCAACCACGCCCGAGCGATCGGACCTAGGTTTCGAACCCGAGACGGAAGTCCCTTTGCCTCCGTTTGAAAGATCCTGCCGGAGAGGATCGCTGGAGGTTGGGCGCAGGCCACGCCTGACGAGAAAGATGTCGATGCCGTGGCGATTCGTCAATCTGGAGAGCGGCCGTAACGTGGGCTTCGAAACGCGGCAGGTGATCCGCCGCGTTTCGGTCCTGACGTAAGGTCAGGCGCCTTTCGCGGCGGCAATGCCGTCGAGTTGCGCCATCACGTCTGTGGACAATTCGATGTCGGCCACCGCGAGGTTCTCCCTGAGATGGCCGCGGGAGGAGGTGCCGGGGATCAGCAGGATGTTCGGCGCGCGCTTCAGGAGCCAGGCGAGGGCCACCTGCAGAGGCGTGGCGTTCAGGCGGGTAGCGACATCAGAGAGCGTCGAGGACTGCAGGGGCGAGAAGCCGCCGAGCGGGAAGAAAGGCACGTAGGCGGTGCCTTCGGCTGCAAGCTTGTCGATCAGCGGATCATCGCCGCGGTTGGCGAGGTTGTACTGGTTCTGGACGCAGACGATCTCGGTGATCCTGCGGCCGTCATCCACCTGTTTTGCCGTGGCATTCGACAGGCCGATATGCCTGATCAGGCCCTGCTGCTGCAGCTCGGCCAGAACCGTGAGCGGCGCTTCGAGCGAGCCTTCGGCCGGGCCGTGCACATCGAACATAGCGCGCAGGTTGACCACCTCGATCACGTCGAGGCCGAGGTTTTTCAGGTTGCTATGGATCGCCGCCCTTAGCTCTTCCTTCGAGAAAGCCGGCTTCCAGGACGCGTCCGACCCGCGCAGCGCGCCGACCTTGGTGACAATGACGAGATCGTCCCTGTAGGGGTGCAACGCTTCCCTGATGATCTGGTTGGTGACGTGCGGGCCGTAGAAATCGCTGGTGTCGATGTGATCGACGCCGCTTTCGACCGCCTCGCGCAGCACGGCGATCGCTTCGTGGCGATCGCGCGGCGGGCCGAAGACACCCTTGCCGGCGAGCTGCATCGCGCCATAGCCGAGGCGCTTCACCGAGCGGGAGCCCAGTTTGAAGGTTCCGGATTTTTCGACAGTAGACATGAAATCTCTTCTCCGATTGAAGGCAGGTCACGATTAAAGGCACGAGGGAGATAGGCTCGTATCATTGCTGCGACAATTGGCTATAATCCGGACGGGCTGTCCTGTGTGGAGGACAATGAGTGAGATCAGGATTATGAAGCAAGGTTCGCCAGAAATCAGCGATGTCAGCGCGTTTCTTGCTGTGGCGAGGGCCGGCGGTTTCCGCGAGGCGGAGCGGGCAGGGCATATGAGCTCGTCGGCGCTCAGTGATGCAGTGCGCCGGCTGGAGGCCGAGCTTGGCGTTCGGCTGCTCAATCGCACCACACGCAGTGTGGTGCCGACCGAGGCCGGCCGAGGGCTGATGGAGCGGCTCGGCCCCGCCTTCAGCGAGATCAATGCGGCGCTCGATTACGTGAAGGATCTCCGCGACCGGCCGGGAGGCATGCTGAAGCTCAATGTTCCGGTCAGTGCGGCACGGCTGGTGCTGCCGCGCATCGTGCCGGCATTTCTCAGAGCTTATCCGGATATCCGCCTCGAAATCGTCACCGAGGAGAATTTCGTCGATATCATTGCCGCGGGCTGCGATGCCGGCATCCGCTACGACGAGCGGCTGGAGCAGGACATGATCGCCGTGCCGATCGGCCCACGCATTCAGCGTTATGCCGGCGGTGCATCTTCAGCCTATCTCGTTGCACATGGCCGGCCGGAGCATCCGCGCGATCTGCTCAATCACGCCTGTATCCGCGGGCGGTTTGCCGGTCGCGCTATTCCGGTCTGGGAATTCGAGCGCGATGGCGAGATCGTCAGGGTCGATCCGCCGAGCCCACTGATCGTCCAGAATGGCGGCGGCACGGATCTCGCCGTCGATGCTGCGGTGGCCGGAACCGGCGTCGTCTTCACCTTCGAGGATTGGCTCAGGCCCTATTTCGAGAGCGGCGCGCTGGAGCCGGTGCTGGAGCCCTGGTGGGAAAGTTTTTCCGGCCCCTTCCTCTATTATCCCGGCCGCCGGCTGGTGCCCGCACCGCTGCGCGCCTTCATCGATTTCATCAAGGCGATGCCGCGGGAAGGGTGAGCGGAGATCATCGGCCCGCAACGTGGTAGAGTGGGAAGGGCGATGCATTCGCCGCATCACCATCATCATCAACATCACCATCGTCGTGACGATGAGAGGAGGAAGATAATGAGCAGCGCAAGCAATATGACCGGCAACGGCACGAGCGAGATGAAGCTGGAAATCATCGTCGTGCCCGTTTCTGATGTCGACCGGGCCAAGGCATTTTACGGTGGGCTCGGCTGGCGCCTCGATGCGGATTATTCCTCTGGTGACAATTACCGGGTGATCCAGTTCACTCCGCCGGGCTCGAACGCCTCCGTCATCTTCGGGAAAAACGTGACGCCGGCGGCACCCGGCTCCGCGCAGGGGCTCTATCTCATCGTCTCCGATATCGAGGCTACCCGCAAAGAGTTGCGGCAGCGCGGTGTTGATGTCAGCGAGGTCTTTCATCCCGAAGGCGAGGTCTATAGCGGGCCCGACGCGCCCTATCTCTTCGGCCGGCGCCGGGTCAGCGGTCCCGATCCCGACCGCGGCAGCTATCGTTCCTTCGCAGCCTTCAGCGATCCTGACGGCAATGGCTGGCTCTTCCAGGAAATCACCGCTCGGCTGCCGGGCCGCATCACATCCGACCTTGCCGCCTTCGGCACGGCGAAAGACCTCGCTGCGGGGCTGCGCCGGGCAGCCGAAGCCCATGGCGAGCACGAGAAGCGCAATGGCGGAAAGCATGACGAAAACTGGCCGGATTGGTATGCGCAATACATGATGGCTGAGCAGACGGGCAAGCCGCTGCCGCAATGAGGTCATTGGCGAGCGGGGCGGCCGGATTGGCTGGCCTCGCTCGCCATTTTACGGCAGCTCACTCACACAGGCTTGATCCCGGCTGCCCATCTCCAGAGATCGTCCATCTGGTTCGGCGGAATGCCCATGGCCATCGCGAGGAGATCGATGCGGGGATCGTTGCGGGAATATTCCTGTGCGTCCTCGATCATGATGCGCACGGTTTCCTTGTCCTTCACCGACATGTCACCCATGCCGTTGACGAGAGAGAGGACATCAGCCTTGAAAACCGGTGGTTCGAGTTCGAGTGCGGCGAGCCAAAGCTGCCATTTCTTGAGGGGTGGGAAGGCGTCTTCGAGGCCGAGGGGGTCGCGGAGGAATTTGGCGATCAACGGTTCCTCGTCATCGTGAGGGGTGAGGATCATATCAGGCTGATCGCGGGTGAATATTTCAAGGATAGTTCCGGCGCTGCCATAACGAACATATACAGTGGTCATGCGAATAGCCTCTTGCAGGTGTAATCGTACCAGCCGCACACGAAGAAGGAGGCTGAACAGGCCGCGCTTGTTACACTGACGTGCCTCCAGAGCTGACCATTAGTATTGCTTCGCGCCTTGCCTGCCGCCGCACTCTGATCGGGATAGTCGTTGCCTGAGCGCGATCGGCACCGCACCTGATGGGCGGCACCAGTAGTGTATTTGGCGGCAGCAGCATCTGAGACGATGCCGATACAGTCTTGCCCCGTGCTTGCCACAACGGTATCAATCAGTACCCAGATATCCACGCTCAGTCCCACAGGAACGTTGCTCGGTACAGCTAGGCCCTGCACATTGGCGTTGGCGATGAACCACGAGTAGGTGTCGGTGTTGACCTCGTTGCCAGTCTGCCAGAAGGGAACAATGTTTCCCGATGAGTTGGTGATGACGACGCCCACGCGGCTCCCAGACAAGCATTCCCACCCGACCGGCTTCGTGACATCTGCCTCTAACCCCGACAGCGACATAACGAAATCTGTAGTGCCATCTGATAGCTTCCTGATGGCATACAGGAAATACGTCTTTGACGCCTGCACAGCCCCCGTGTCGAGTAGTTGAACGAGCGTTTTTGCTGCGGCAAGGGCGGTCTGATGCTTCTTACCGCCAAACCAGCCAACGCCTGGGCCGATGGTTACAGACGTAATACCGACATAGGCGGGGATGAATCCTGTAAAGAAATCAAGACCGGTTGCAACACAGACATATTTGACGATGCTGCCCGCCAGAACCTTTCTCAGGCCCCAGCCTGTCGCGCTGTCGGCGATGGCGAACTCGTCGTCATCGCCGATCTCGCTCTTTGCCGCCGCGCCGTGAAGCCAGCCGGCCAGGGTATTGGCGACGTCGTTGTAGATCGCCAGCGTCTTGCGATACCAATGAAAGGCGGAAAACAGCCCGCCCGAACCGGGAACCACAATATCTTCCGGATTCGTTGCATAGGCGGTCGCGAGGCCGGCGCTGGTATTTGCGCTCGTTGCCGATTGAGCGGCTTCCGCGGCCTTCTGCTGGGCGGTCTGCGTCAGGCCAGCAACATCGGGAATGTCGTTGGCAATATCAGCCACAGTCTCCAGATATTGCGAGACGGCGGCAACGGCCTCCAGTGCATCGCCTTTGTTGCTGAGCGTCAGAACGTCTGCAATCAGCTTGTCGATCGTTGCTGAATCGAATGACGGCGGAATGGTGACTGCACGGGCCGCTCTCTCCTTGAGTTGCTGGAGCCTCATCACAACGAGGTCAAGCGCCTGCTCGAGGGTCTCCGCATAATAAGCCCCCTGGTTTTCCAGGTCGGTTTCCTGGGTGAAGGGCACGTCCAGCAGCAAAGTTATCTTGGTGCCGTCCGCCGGGGCGGGGACGATGACCGCGCTTCCGCCGCCATCGTTGCCGACGCCGGTGACGATGTAGTCGGCGTCGAGTACCAGGATTGAATCCGTGCCCGACGCATCCGTTCGGATCACCTGCAGGTGACGGGGCTCAAGGATTTTGAACTTGTATTCGAAAGCCGTGGCGGTGCCGTCCCCATTATAGGGGCCGGATCGGTTTATCTCGCTCGAAATGGTCATATGATTGTACCTCTGGTTTCCTGAACCATAGGCTCAGGAAGGTTGTCGGCTCGACATGGCGACTATCCGCCTTGAGCGGCGAGACGGTCTTGCCTCGTCACGGGGCTGTGACAGCAGGCGCCTTGATCGCTGCGTTTTCGTGTGGATGAAACAAGTCCTGACATCTCGCCGGCTTCGGCTGGTATCCGATCGTTACAGCTCTGCAGTTCGGCTTCGACGCGACAATCGCGACCACCTCGCCGATGGGCTACGGCCATGTCTACGCGCCGCAGCACTATATCGATGCGTGGCTGGCGGTGGCGGACGGCGGCTGAGGTGGTAAGGCTGAAGGGGAAGTTCGAGAGGGAGGCGGTCGGGAAGTGAGGCTTTTGCCAGGGTGCCTGCGATTTCCCGCCACCAGGTTTTCCCCGTCACTCAACGATTGAGTATGGATGTTTCGTATTCACTCACAATTTCATCCTGAGACGGCTTCCTGCGGTTTTTCTTCGTCAAATCCGCCTCGATCGACTGCCTGAGATCGCGTGGAATATCCTCATATTCTACGGCGATATCGTAGCTCTGATCGTCGGCAAGCGCGTTGGCCTGATAAAGGTAGCCCTGCTTCTTTGTGGGAGTCCAGCCAGTGACGAATGAGCCCGGCGAGCTGATGACGATCGGGAACAGCAGGCGGTTGATCATTTTCTGGATGTCGCTCTGGGTCGGGTTCTGGCCGTCGTTCTTGTCCTTGAATACGTCCATCTGATCCAGGAGCGCTAACCGGAACTCGGCGACGCGGTGCGGGACACTGTAGGAGGTGGCGAAGCCGCCGTCCTGGGCGAAGAAGCCGAGCGATTCCAGCTGAGGTTTCGCGAGTTCGAAGGCACTATTGATATCCAGGCTTTCAAGCCGGGCCTTGCGCTGGTCGGTGAGGGCCATCTGCCGCCAGCCGGTGACTTTTTCCCAATCCTTGTCGGAGAGTTTGGAGCGATACCCAAGGAGATCGATCTGCGAGAAGGCGGCGGGATCCCTGGCGAACTCGGTCTGCAGATCGTAGAGCGTCTGCGTGTCCGTCGCCGGCTGGCCGTAGGCGCGGACTTTTTCCTTGTAGTCGCGCAGCGCCAGCATGCCGGATGGGCCGATGGCCTGCTGGATGTGGACGGGCAGTTTCGTCGGGTCGAAGGTCGGGTCGGCGATGACCTCGTTGTTGGCCCATTCCTGCACCTGCACGCGCTGGGCGTCGATCGCCTTCTTCAGCGAGACGGTATAGCCGTTCAGCTGTGCCTCGGTGGCGGCGCGCAAGGCGGGGTCGGCGATGCTGTTCAGGCTTTCTTCGATCCTGCGCAAGCTCTCGGGATTGTAGTTCGGCAAGGTCATGGTCTTCTCGTCGACGGTGCCGGATGTGCGGAAGCCGATGACCTGGCTTGCGGCGTGGGCCGTCAGCGCGGTTTCGCCAGCGCGTCTGGGATCGCGGCCGAGCACGAGGATGTTGCCGTCGGCGTCGTAGCCGCGGAAGATGCCGATCTGACCCTTCTCTCGATCATCAGGGGCGTTGCCGCCGTTCCTCCCGGCGCCTTTGCTTTGAGGCGGGCCGAGCACGACGATGTCGCCGGGGCGGGGTGTCTGCGTCGGCAGGCCGAAATGGCGGAAGCTTGTGGCATCGGCCGCAGTGCTTCCGGCGGGGGCTGTACCGAGGATAGCTCCTGTGACATCGGTCAACCAGGGCTGGAGCGACGGGGCGACCGTGGTGCCGGCGGCATTTCTCACGAAGCTCGCCACCGCCAGATCGTCCTTCGCCTTGCCGGGGAAGGTCAGCGTGGCGGCAACGGTGCGGAAATCCTCCAGGCCGCTCGGCTGGCGCGGCGGGGTCTGAGTGGTCGATACCTGCGGGCCGGCGGGTTGCTGGCCAGTTGTTTGAGAGCGGGCGATTTGCGGGGCCGCGGTCTTGCCCGCCGAACGCGGCGCGCCAAGTGTGCGGGCTCCCCCGGTTCCGCTGCCGGCGCCATCCGTTTCGAGGCCGGTGGTTCTTGCGCCTGCTGTAGAGGGCTGAACCGGGCCGCCGGTCTGCGGCTGGCCGCCTGTACCGCTATCAGCGTTTGGCGTCGCCGCTGTGGGGGCGGCATTGGCGTCAGGCGCGCCGGTATAGGTCGGCGGCAGGCCGGCGATGATGTCGGTGGTGTTCTGCCGGGCCTTTTCCTCGGTGACGGCGGGCTGCAGCGATTTCAGCAGGGCGGTGCTGTCGGCCGACAGCATCCGGTCGCCGGCGTCTTTCACATATTGCTCGGCTTTGATGGCGCTGTCATTGGCGATGCCCAGCGCGACATTCTTCGTCGTGTCGGAGACGAACCGGGCGCGTTCCTGGTCGAGCCTTTCCCTGCTCCAGCCCTGCATGTGGCCCTGATGCTCTATCTCGGCCACGCCCTTGCCGATCTCGGCATCCACCTTGGCCGGATCGCTGTAGACGGCGACGGCGCCGGCGCCGGCGGATTTGATGCTGTTGGCCGAGGTCTCGGCAAACCATGCCTTGCGCTGGTCGAATGTGTGGCGGATCGTGCTGTCCAGCAGGGTGTTCATGCTGGCGCGGCTGGTCTCTTCATAGATGCGCGCGGCACCCGGCGTCAGGCTCTTGCCGAATTCGGCGCGCTTCTGCTCGGCCAGCTTTTCGAAGGCGGCGCGGCCTTCCACGGCGGCGCGGCCGGTCAGCGTCAGGAAGCCGCTCTTGCCGTAAAGCCCGTCGCGCTGCCAGTCGTTGAGCTTCGTCTGCGCATCCTTGGCGGCATTGGCATTGTCAAGCTTTTCCACCTCTACCACGGCCTCGCCGAGCGTGCCCATGCCGGTTGCCAGTCCCTGCATGCCCTTGCCGATGGCGGAGCCGAAAGCCTCGGCATCGGCCTGCACGGTGAAGCCCTCTGTATATTCCGGGCGCAGTGCTACGTGCTGTTGCGTATCCTGATAAGTCGGAACAGTCGGCATCAAACCCTCACTTGAAATAACCCAGGGCCTTGCCCTGCGTATAAACCTTGCCCGTGCCGCCGAGCACGGTGCCGAAGGCTTCGAGATAGCCACCCTTGACGGCGGCGTCGGCGCGCATACGGTCCAGCTTGGCGCTTGCCAGCTGGTTGGTGCCCTGCACCTTGTAGCCATAGGCTTCGCGATAGGCATTGGTGCGCACGTTCAGTGCATCGATCTCGCCCATCTTGGCGGTATCGACGATCGTATCGAGCGGCGAGCCGAAGGAGAGGTCGATGCCGTTTGCGGCCATCGCGGCTTTCTGGCGGCCCTCCAGCTGCGCCGTTTGCAGGCGCTTCTGCTGCTCTTCCTGCTTGCCGCGTTCGATCGCGTCCTTCGCCTGCTTGTCAGCGATCTGCGCATTCATTTCGGCGACCTGGGCGTTGTATTTGTTCGCCTCAGCCGTCGCTTTCGCCTGCTGCACTTGGCCGGCGGCGCCAAGAAGCGTCGAGCCCAATGTCAACGCCAGACCAAGATCACACATCAGCTTCTCCCATTTCGAACAGGTGGAATGGATGAGCGTTGATCTCGACGGGTGCGAACAGCCGGAAGCCCAGCCATTCGAGCCAGCGAATGGAGATCGCGTTGCGCGCATCCACGACGTTTCGCAGCAAGCGATAGTGGCTCAACAGTTGAGCCGGCCAATCCTTGGATATCCTCAGAAAGCCGCGGAAATTCTTCTCCACAGCATCCGTGCCGAGCAGCCAGGGCGCGCCGATGCCGGTGAGGATATTGATGTCGCCGATACCCCACATCACCTCCGGCCGGCCATCGAAGAGGGCTGTCCAGGCAAGGGAGGAGTGGCGGTAGGAGAAACAGAGAGCTGAAAGCGGAGAGCGGCCGGAGGCGGCGAAAACCTCCTCGCGGTCGGCCGCCCGCATACGGGAGGCAATGGTGCGGATATGGCTCGGCCGCGCCTCGATAATGGTGATCTCAGCGGCCAAGGGTGACATCCGGCATGATGGAGAGAATGGTCATCGGCAGCGGGTCGAATTGCTTCACCCACATGGCGCCGCTGGTGCTCCAGTCCCAATAGGGGGTGATGGTGAGATCGCCGGTATAGAGGCTGATCGCCTCATTCCAGTTTTCGTTGCGGCGCTGCTTGTATTCCACCAGTCTGCCGCCATCCCGCTCGCCATCCTCTGGCCCGGTGAAGATGCCGCGGGTATTTTCCACCCGGAAGGTCACTTCGGAGACGGATTTTGTGCGGCCCTGCACGGTACCGAGGCCCTGCACCTGGCCGACATCGAGATCGAGCGTTTCGATTGCTGCCGTCACCGGCAAGCCGATATGGATTTTCGAGGCGGCGTTCTGCAGCCGCACGGCTCCGCCTGTGACAGTGAGATTGCGCACGACGTTGCCATCCGCAAGCGCCACGACGGATTGGCCTTCGAGATGGCCAAGCCCATTTAGCGTAGTGGCGGGCGGGCCGGAATAGGTGAGGCCGCAATCGACGAAGAAGGCGTCCTGCACATCCTCGAAAGCGCGGCTGTGCAGCCGTTCGATATAGCGTTTCTGTGCGCCATTGATCGTGCGGCGAACGATGAAATAGGGCACGTCCTCGCCGTTTTCCTCGATCACGGTCACATCCTCGAAGAAGGCGTCGTTGCCGGGGCCGCTTTCGTGGCGGGTCCAGGCCCAGACATCCTGTTCCTTCATGTAGGTGAGCGAGACCAGCGCGCCGTCATCGAGCACCACCCAGACGACGGAATCGGGCGCCTGGGCATAGTCCCAGGCTGATATCTCGCGGCCCTTGAAGAGGTGGCGGGCAAGGACGGTGAGATCCTTCCCGACATAGCTGTCCTGCGTATATTCATAGGAGAAATCGCGCACCACGCCGCCAAGGCGCTGGGCAAAAAGCACGGTATTGCCGACGACGATCGGCTGCACCTTGGCGGCCCCGCGATAACCCTGGTTGTCGAGCTTGATGGCGGAGGGTGAAATCGCATCGGAGGTCGAGCCTCCGGTGACGATCCATTCGGAACCTGATGTCAACAGCAGCAGCCCGCGCACCGAAATCATCGAGCGGATCTCGTTCACCTGCCTTGCGCGGATGCGGAAGGTCACGGCGTCGCTCGCCTTGGCCGGCGAGGAGACCCCGAAATTCTCGTAATTGGCGGACTGGCTGAGCCAGACGGCCTGCGGGTCATTCTGTGTCGAGGCGAAGGCCAGCCGCTGCTCGATGAAGGTGACGCAGCGCGGATAGTTGCCAGCCGCACTGAAAGGGTTGCGGCCGGCCTGCGGCGTGTCGGAGAGATCGGGCGTAATGTTCTCGTCATCGAAGCTCAGGCCCGTCGTGCCGCCGACATAGCCGAAAATGCCGTTGTCATCGCGGTAGACGATATAGCGCGCAGCACCTGACACGGCCGCCCAGGTGACACGGTTGATGCCGCCCTGGATGGCGAGATCGTTGACGGTGGCGCCGGCGCTCGACGGCAGGCTTTCCTCGCCGCTGTCTGCCACTGCGGAGACGCAGTAGCGGTATGTGGTTGCCACGTAGCCCGGCTTGCCCGCGGTATCGCCGGGTTTGGTGACAGATGGCGTGCCCGCCGGCGGATTGATCAGGGGCTTGAACAGGACTGTCGTCAGCGTCCAGCTATTGTCGGCAAGACGTCCGAGTTTGCGCACGGGGTGATTGACCTGGCAGAGATAGAGCACATCGGCTTCCTGCACGAAGACGAGGTCCTGCACGTCATCTGCTGTATAGGCGGTCGCGACCTCGTATGGCGCGCCGCCTGACAGCACCAACCCGCCATCGCGGAAGATGCGGATGTAGTGATGGCCGAATTCGAGGATGTAAGTCTGCTCGGTATTGAACTGGAAGCGGATCAGCCGGGCCTGTTTCGAACTGTCCTTGATCTCGTGGATGAATTGCAGCCCGGCCCGGTTCGAGACACCCCCATGCGGATGCACGAAGACATTCAGCGCCGTGCGCAGACCGCTCTGATATTTGGTGAGATCGACGCGGGCGCCGAGTGCGGGCGAGAGTTCGCCCGCGGTGAAGGAGGGCTGGTAGGCGCGGAAATCAGCCATGGGCGCGCACCGCAATCAGTTCGCTGACGAAATTCTCGCTCGTGTGCCTCACCTGGTTGGCCTCGGCCTGTTCGGCGGCCCGCTGGCTGCTCTGGGCAAGCGCCATGGCATCGGCGCGGATTTTCGGATCGCGCGTCAGCGGCATGGCGAGGCGGACGGCGAGATGCCAGGAGAGCGCCTCGATGAAGAGAGGCGCATATTTCGTCGGGTCGGTCAGGCGGCAGGTATAGCGCAGGAGCACCGGCGAGAGATCGCAATAGAGCCTGTCGCCCTCGAGCGCGTAGGGATACTGCATCTCGCGCCCGGCCTCGTCGAGATCCGGGTTCAGCGTCTCCGGCAGATCTGCCGCGTTGGTGGAATAACGCGTCCTGATCCAGCGGATCTGCAGGCAATCGGCCGGTCGCGCATAGGAATGGCGCCAGACGCCGGGCTTGTCATTGTCCAGTGCGCCCAGTGCCAGCGTCTTGCCGGCAGCAGCCCAAGGAAAGGACTGCAGCAGCACATCGCGCGTCTGCGCATAGAACTGATTGCAGGCGCGTGCCTCCGCACTCTTTTCCGTCAGATCGTTGATATTGTCCTTGCCGATATTGGAAAGGGCGAGATTGCAGATAGAGACGACCGTAGCCAT